TGGGTGCAATTAGAAATTTAGATGGTTTAAACCCTTCGGATAATGTATGGAGAACAATAATAACTTATAATTTAATAATAACTCAAAATTAAAATAAAATGGCAGAAACTAAAGTATCAGCAAGGGATTATATCCTTTTAGCAGATTTAGCTGGAGGTACAACTTTTAAACCTGTGGCTTGTTTAACGACAAACTCATTGACATCAACTGTTAACACTATTGATGCAACTTCAAAATGTGGAGACCAATTTCAAGCTGGTCCTTCATTTACACAATCATTCAAAGGCGAAGGATTTGCAATTGATGAAACAGGAAGTCCAAGTAAGGATTCTTACCAACAATTGTATGCTGCTCACGCTGCTAAAACTCAATTTACTATTAAAATGGGTAAAGCAACACCAACTACTGGTGATGTTTACTATGGTGGTCTTTCAACTAGCACTGTATTTATTAGCGACTTTGAAGTAAATGCAGCTGATAAAGATGATGTGAAATTTACTGCAACTTTTGTAGTATGTACACCACCAATTGCACAAACTGAACAAGCCTAAAACCAATAACCTATGTTTGAATTAAAACTAAACAACAAAACAATTCAATTAAAATGGGGTACTTGGTCAATGCGTGAATTTTGCAAAGCAAAAGACATATCAATAGATAAGTACTTTGAGTTTTTAGGTGGAAATCAATACGACTTGGATAATATTGTTAAACTATTGTACATCGGATATAAATCCGCTTGTATAAGTAACAAACAAGAAATTGAATTTACCGAAGATGATGTTTGCGATTGGATTGATGAAATAGGCGGTATTTTTAATCTTGAAGGACAAGTTCTTTTGTATCTTAAATATATAGTAGAACATACTGTTATGGCAGTAAAAGGAACTCCTAAAGAAGAAAAAAAAAAGTCTAGTAAAGTTAGGTTGGGATGATATTTTAGTGAAAGCTGCTGAATGCAATATAAGACCCAATGAGTTTTGGGATATGACTTGGAAAGACTTTTCTATTATCGTAATGGGTAAGGAAAAACAAGAGTTAAACGAATGGGCAAGGACTAGAAACCTTGCCTATATTGTATATTTAAGTAACACAACTGAAAAATCACCCAAAAGTATAAAGTCTTTTTGGCACATACCAGCTATTGATGATTTGGAAGTTGAAGAAGAAAAGGTAATGTTAACAAGCGACCAATTGGCAAGGACACTAAAGTTGTACGGAGTAAATTAAAATATTATGGCAGATTCATTTGATAAGTTTAGTATTGGTATTGATGCCGATGTTTCAGCGTTACAATCTAGCTTAAAGGCAGCACAAAATACTCTTGCACAATTTGAAAGTGCATTAAAGAAAGCTACTAATATTGGTGAAATAAATTATCTTAATAAAAACATAGATAATTTAAAAGGTACAATTGCTCAATTAAATCAACAAGCTGGAAGATTAGGCAAACCGATGGGTGATGCTTCGCAATCACTTATAAACTTCTCAAGGATTGCTCAAGATGCTCCTTATGGAATTATGGGTATTGCGAATAACCTGAATCCTATGGTTGAATCGTTCCAAAGATTAGCTGCAACGGAAGGGGGAACTAAAAAGGCATTACAAGCAATGGTTGCTGGGTTAATGGGTCCAGCAGGGGTTGGTGTTGCAATTGGTGTAGTATCTTCATTAGCGGTTACATTTAGTAAAGAAATAGCTGCATTCTTTAAAGGACCAACTGCTGAATTAGAGGCATTTAGAAAGAAACTTAAAGAAGTTGCTGATGATATTTACAAGCTAATTGGTGGAGAACAAACTAAAAGAACTATTGGAATACAATTAGCAGAACTTATTGCAGGTGGAACTAAAACACAACAAGAAGAAGCGTTAAAGCAATTAAAAGATTTATATAGTAATAGTGCTGCAATACAAGATGCAAAATTAGGTCAAGATAAGAAGTTTTATCAAACTTTAGTAAACCAAGCAGCAATGCAAGGTGATGCAACTGCTAAAGAAAAAAATAATATTGAGCAATTAAATTTATTATACGCTAAACAAGCACAAGCTAAAAAAGACCAAGAAACTAAATTAAAAGAAGCACGTGGTCCAAGAGGTTTGTTTGATATTAAATCGGTTGATGCTAATATTAAAGCAATAAATGATGAGTTTAAATTATTAAATGAATCAATAACTGCGGATATTAATGCTTTACAAACTAATACGTTTAAGCAATTAGCAAAAGTTACATTATTCCCAACTCCTGATAAAAATAAAGCTAAAGAAACATTAGATACATTAAAAGAATTTTCTGCTGCACTTAAATATGAATTGGCTCAACAATTAATGGATATTGAGAAATACAAAAAGATATTTAAGGACAAGGGATTTGATAATGCTTTAATTCTTACCTATGGTGATAAAGGAGCAGCTGCTGATAGGAAAACAAAAATGGGTGAAGAAAGAAAAAGGGTTACAGGTAAGGATAATAGTTTAGGAGAATTTTTAACAAAGGATGCAGCAGGTAGAATGAAGGGTTTTAAGATGGAAAGCGATAGAGTTGATGAACTTGCTCAATCATACGAAAACTTTGCTAAAATGTTATCAGGTAGTGTAACTGATGGTTTGATGAGCATTTTTAATGCTATGGAACAAGGACAAAGTCCATTAGAAGCTATTGGTCAAATGTTTAGAAATATTGCAATGTCAATAGCTGCTGCGGTTATTCAAGCATCAATATTTGAGGCTATACTTACTGCATTCCCTGAACTTAAAGCGGTATTTGCTGCAACTGGTGCTTTACAAAGTGCATTTGGTTATTCAGGTCCAAGAGCGGCAGGTGGAATTACAAATGGACCTTCAATGGCTTTAATTGGTGAAGCTGGTCCTGAAGCGGTTATACCTTTAAGTAAATTAAGCGGAATGCTTAACACTACATTTAGTGCAGGTGCAATGAGTGGTGGCGGTGGGATGAGTGGTGGTTCATTTGTATTAAGAGGACAGGATTTATTAGTGGCAATAAATAGAACGCAAAAATCTTCATTCTTAAAAGGACAAAATATAAGTTTAGTATAATGGCATACGAATTAAGATATACAATAGAACAAGCATTAAGAGATGGAACAACATTAACTGCAAATATTTATGAGAAAGATTATGTTGGTGATGTTATAACTTATGAAGCTATTAATATTAGTTTAGAATCTAATGCTAGTAACGATGAACCATTAGCAGGTATTATTTCTTCACAGTTAAATATATCATTTTTAACAACTGAAGAAAATGGAGAAGATTTCCCTAGTATATTAAGTTTTGACATTAGAAAATATTTTGTTAAACTTTATACTGTTGATATAGAATCCCCAATTTGGGTAGGATTTTTATTTAATGATTATGTACAAATACCTTTTACAACAGGATATGTTCAAGTAGATTTAGTTGCAATTGACGGACTTTCTTTTTTAGATTATACGGAATTTGTTTATCAAGAAGCAGATAGTATAAATTCATTAAATATACTTATAGATATAATAGCAGAAACTTTAAATGTTATTGATTATCCTGAACCTATTTACCTTTTAACATCGTGTTCTTATTATGCTGAAGGAATGTACACAAGAGCAGATGCTTCATCCGAAGAACCATTTGACCAAAGTTATCAATATAGGCGTGATTTTGTAGGATTAACTTATTACCAAGCATTAGATAATATAGTTAAATCATTTGGTTGTAGATTATTTCAATCGGATGGTATGTGGCAGATATTAGCTATTAACGAAATGGCAAATGATACAAGGTACTATACTAAATATCAAATTTATCCAAGTGTAGCTAATGCAGGAAGTGGTGTACTTGATAAAAATATTACTATTGAACCTTATGCCGAAGGCAATGTACATTTTATAAATAATAGTCAAAATAAAATAATTAGAAAAGGTTATCCAAAAGTACTAATTAAGGGGAATTTTGATTATGCTGATAATTATGTTCATAATGGAAACTTTAAAGGTGTTTATAATAGTGCAGTTCCACCAGCTTTTATTTATCAGCCTTATGG